CGCCGTTCAAAAACGCCACCTCCATCACCGGCAGATCGGCCGGCGACGCGAGGAGGTAGTAGTCGGTCGTGTTGGTCAGGTAGGTCGAGGCGACCACCTGGTAGCGACCGGCCAGTACGTTCCGCTCAGGCTGACCACCCGTGGCACCACTCTGGATGAGGGACGAGCCCATGATCTCGAGCGCCGCGATCTCGAGGTCGACCGGCACGAGCAGGATCCGCGGCTCCACCGCAAGCGGATTGCCGTCCGGATCCTTGAGCTTGCGGAACGTGGTCACCACGCTCTTCAGAGACGAGAGCGAAAGAGCCGCAGCCGCCGGCGTGGTGCCAGAGGTCATGAGGTTCTTGCGGGCCGTCGTGAAGAACGCGCTGTCGTCGAGGAACGCCGCCCAAAAGACATCGTTGAGCTTCAACGCACCGCCGCGACCGATCCGCTGCGGCACCGCCGTCAGGGCACCCAGGTCATCGTTGATGAGGTCGGTCCTGGTGACCGACGTCATGATGCCGTAGGTGTCGGCCGAGATCGTCCGGCTTTCGTCGGACGCCGCGGCCATCTTCAGTTCACCACCGTTGGGCACCTTGTCAAACTTGAAGCCGCCGTTGAGCCGGTAGCTCGTCAGCGCCTTGAAGTCGTTCACCGCCCGCACCGCCGAGATACTCCGCCAAGCCGACTCGACGCCGTTGAACCCAGCGAGCAGGAACTTGTTCACGGTCGCCGACAGGATGCCGGAGATCGAGTGCGTAGCCCACGCGGCGGCCAGGATCGGCCTCAGCGTCGAGCTGCTCACCTTCCGCGGGCCGTCGTAGCCGTTCTCCACGGCAGCCTGCAGGATCACCTCGCCGAGCGTGATCTGATTGCGTGCCTTGTGGGCCGCCTCGAGCACCTTGGCGTCATACTGCTTCTCGACGTTCGGCAGGCCGCCCTGCATGGCGAACGAGGCCTGGATCACCTCGGCCGTCGGCGGAGCGTTGTCCACGACGTGCACCTTCGGGGCCGACGGACGCTCGTCACGTGCCGCCTGGAGCTTCTCCATTTGCTCGACCTTCTTGTTGAGGCCGTCGATCCGAGCGAGCAGCTCGTCGGTGCGATCGACCGGGACTGGGGACTTCTCCACGGCGACCTCCGCCGTGGCCGCCACGGCCGGGGCCATGGCCTCGTCCGTGGGCTTGGTGGTGGCGTCAGCCGCCATGGGATCCTCCTCGACCGCTTCCGCGGCGATGGCAACGCTGGTCTCCGCATCAGCGCCCAAAGTTACAAACGAGACCTCACGGAGAGAGGAGGCCTTTACGATGCGGACAGGCCCGACGTGGGCCTGCCCGTTGACTTGCGTGACGGCGTCGGCGTCGATCTTTTGGTGCCGGCGGACGTCGGCACCGACAGAGGCCTGCCAGGCGTAGCCCTTCTCGGCCAGTGCCAGCACCTGGCGGGCCGTGTCGCTGTCGGCGAGGATCTCGCCCTCAACAATCAACTTACCGGCCTCGACTCGCACGCTGTCGGTCTGGCCGAGGATTGACCCCAGCGAGTAGTCGTGGCCAAGCACGATCGGGATGCGCTGCTTGAACTGCATGCCGGCCAGGTCGATCACGACCGGCTCGCGGCTCCACCCCTGCCTGATCTGGGCACCGGTGTAGGCCTCGATCGTGAACCGACGCGCGGCCGCAGGCTCGCCCTCAGAGGCCTGCAGAAACGTCACGGTGCTGTCAAACTTGATGGTGTTCATAGGAATTCGATGGCCTCGTCGAAGTCGTCGTCGTGGTCGTCGTCGTCCACGTCACGCCTCCTGTGCGTTGTCCTCCAACGTCCCGCCGTAGTTCACCTCCGGCGTCAGATCGGTCCACACGCCCAACGCCTTCATCAGCGCGATCTCGGCGGCGCGCTGGCGGATTTCCACGTCCCACCGCTTGCCCTGCTTGGCGTACTCGCTGGCCAGCGTCGTGGTCGCCGTCCGCAGCCGGGTCTCGATGGCGTTGGCTTCCTTGGCCGGGTCGACGTGCTCGCGGCCGTCCCAGATCCAGGCCCAGTTCCACTCGGAGAACGGCGGCAGGCCGTCGGGCAGCACGCCGGCCAGGCTGGCCTCGTTGACCCACGCGGCCAGCAGGCGGTCCAGGCACACCCGCTCAAGGTGGTCGCGGTCCACTCGCATGTTCATGGCATAGACCTGGTGGTCCATGCGGCCGCTGGCGTAGTTGTACGAGGAGCTGTCGAGGGCGGCGACGTTGAACGGCAGCTGCATGCAGCGGGCGATTTCGTTCAGGATCTCGCGCTTGAAGTCCTTGTAGGTGCTGGTCGGCTGCTCGGCCTTGAGCTGCGAAATGTCCCAGCCCTCTGGCAGCGTCACCAGCGACCTTTTGCGGATCTCCAGCTCGGCGAATGCGTCGACCTCGTCGACCTCCGCCGCCGGCGAGTTTGAATGCACGAACGCTGCGAAGTCGGCGGCCGTCTCGGCCGCGGCGATCACCGCCTCGGTGTAACGCCGCAGCTGGCCGAACAGCCGCAGGGCCGCGGCCACCTCCGCCACGCCGCGGTTCTGACCCGGCCGCTGCCTGCGGAACCAGTGCACCATGGCGTTGGCCGGCACCCGTTGAAACTGCAGGTTGTTCACCCGGTAGTTCGAGCCCGGATGGAAGTTGAGCACTTGGTAGGCCACGACGTTGCCGACCGAGTCAAACTCGATGCCGTCGACCGTGTTGCCCTCGGGCGTGATGCTCTGGCTCATCAGCTCGGTCGGCGTGGCGACCATCTCGGCCTCGATCAGTCGAACGTCGAGCTGCACGCCCGGCAGCCGCGGGTTCGAGATCATCAGCGCAAACGCTTCGCCGTCGGTGACGATCGCCTCGCGCATCGTCCGCAGCTTGTGCGGCAGATCGACCTCCGTGCCCCAGTCGTAGAACAGCCGCTCCACGTCGCGGGCCACGTCTTCGGCCACGTCCAGCTGCAGCCGCGGGCCCGTGCCGATCAGGTCGCTGGCGAGCGTGGCCGAGATGCCGGCCAAGTACGAGTTGTTGTTCCGCTCGTACCTGGCCCGGTTGCGGATCGTGCGCCGCACCGACGGAGACAGGGCGGCGTCGGCCGAGAAGGCGTCGGCCTGCTGCCAGTGCCGGTAGTCGTCGCCCTGCTGGGAAGCCTCGTACCGCCCACGCACCACCGGCACCGCCACCGGTTGGCGCGGCTGCTGACGACTGCGGAAGAAGTCGAGGAATGCCATCAGCGTGAAAACGGGGAGGGTGCCAACTGGTTGAACCGCAGGCCGCGTGACTTCGACGCCGCAGCGGCCTTGGCTGCGAGGTACTTGTCGGCCTCGATCTGGTCACGCAGCGAATGCGCCTCCACCTCGCCTGCGTCGGTGCGGACGCGCTTCGGCGACTGGGCGGCGGATTCGATCGCGTCGGACAGTTCGTCTGGCATACCGCCAAACTACGAAACTGCCGCTGGCAAATGGCAGGGGGTGTGGCGTCGTCAGTCGTAGCGGACGACGGCAATCCACATCCGGCGAACAGAACTCCACGCCACGCCGATCTCACGCACTCGGCGCTGCCCCCAGTAGCAGCAGTTGCGGACGGCGTGATCTCCCGACGTCGACGACATGCCGATGCCTTCGTAGCCGCCGCCACGGCGCGAGCAGTGGCCGAACGTGCCGGTCGCCGCGAGGTGCTCGGCGTGAGCCTGAGCGGACACGGTGCCGCGATCCTGTGCGGCAGCCGGAACACAGAGCGACAGGACGATACCGATCAGTAGTGCACGCACGATTAAATCCTTTCAGTCGTGTGGTACTAACGCGCCGCCATGGCCAGGCCCACGTTGGCGAGGGCGTAGCCTAACCATGCCAGTGCCATACCCATATGCCCTTGACGGTATTGGTCAAGGGCCACGATCAGGTACACCACGCCGACGCCGAGGATCAGGGGTGCACTCATGCGCCCATCCTCCGGATTTCGATCCGCCGGCCGCCGGCGGTCGGGATCTCGACCTTCTTGCGGCGGCGCGTGCCGGCGTCGCTGGCCGTCGGCTGTAGGCCTTGGATGGATGCCGCCACGGCCGCACCCACCAGGCAGTCCCACCAGTGGTTGTCCCGGCCGCTGATCTTCCACTCGTCCACCA